CAAACCCCTATAGACCCCCCTCCCCTAGATACGGGGGGTGGGTGATTCACACAGCAGCACAACGAAGAACACCCCGACCGCAGTTTCTCGCACCTATCCGCAGTTGGAACCGTTTGAAGTCGGGCGGTTTTGTTAGGCTGGTTGTATGGGTAATCCACCGAAGCCAGCTGAGCTAAAGATTTTGCAGGGCAATCCTGGTAAGCGTGCTATGCCGCGTAATGATGCGCTTGCGCCTTTGGAGTATGGGTACGCTGAGCCGTTGCGTGAGTTGGGGCCGGTTGGCCGCCAGTTTTGGGATTCGATTTTCGGGGCTGGCGAATTGTGGATTTCGGTGCGTACTGATACGGCTTTGGTGCAGATGGTTTGTGAACTTATGGATAGGCGTGAGTTGTTGCGTCTGGAGTTTGTGGCTGATCCTGCTAGCCGCCCGGTGAATATGAGTTTGTTGGAAACTGAGAAGCAGATTGTTTCGGGGTTGTCGTTGCTTGGGTTTACGCCAGCGGATCGTACGCGGTTGGGTTTGGTGTCGGCTAAGACTAAGTCGAAGCTTGAAGAGTTGTTGGCTGCTAAGGGTGCGCGTGGCTAGTTGGCCTCCTGCGTGGCTTACACCGGCTAGCGCGGCTGAGATAGCGGCTGGTGATGGCGCGTATGCTGCGGCGTTTGCTGAGATGTTTGGCACTATCGGTAAGGATGGTGTCGCTGGTCGTGCTGGTGAGCCGTTGGTGTTGCGTGATTGGCAGCGGTCACTTCTTGACCATATGTACGCGCGTGACGAGTCTGGCGGCTACAAGTTTCAGACTTTGCTCGTGGGCCAGCCCCGGAAAAACGGCAAGTCCGCCTTGACAAGCGCGGCCGTGGCTCTCTACAAAACGTACGGCGAGGGCGTGCAGGGTGGCGAAGTAATCGTGGCTGCTGCTGAAAAGGAACAGGCGCGCATCGTGTTCGGTGAGTGCCGTCGCATGGTTGAGAACAGCGAACTATCTGACCTGTCAACTATCTATAAAGACTCTATCTATGTGCCGTCTACGAACTCGGTGCTAAAGGTTGTATCTGCCGAGGCTTATTCCAAAGAGGGTTATGGGCCGCACGCCGTGGTACTCGACGAGTTGCACGCTCACCAGAATCGCGACCTATTCGACGTGTTCAGCCTTTCTATGGGAAACCGTGGCAAAATAGCGCAACTTATCGCTATCACTACTGCCGGTGTGAAAACCGATATTACGGGGCAGGACTCTATCGCCTACCAGTTGTATCAGTACGGGCAGCGTGTAGCGCGCGGTGAAATAGATGATCCGAATTTCTTTATGGCGTGGTGGGAGGCGGCGCAAGAGGCTGACCATAAAGACCCGGCTGCGTGGGCTATCGCTAATCCTGGCTTTAATGATCTTGTGGCTGAAGCGGATTTTGTTTCGGCGGTTCGCCGTACGCCTGAAGCCGAGTTTCGTACTAAGCGTTTGAACCAATGGGTGAATACGCAAATGAGTTGGCTGCCTACTGGCACTTGGGAGGCTTTGGCTGTACCGCGTGACCTTGACCCCGAGGCCGAGTATGTTGTGGGCTTTGACGGGTCGTTTAGTGGCGATACGACGGTGTTGGTGGGTTGTTCTATTCCTAAGCCTGACGAGAAGCCGTACCTGTTTTTAATTCAGGCGTGGGAGCGGCCGCCTAGTGCCGATGATTCGTGGCGTGTTGAAATTCAAGAAGTTGAAGATGCTATTGCTAACTTTTGTGCCAGGTATCGGGTGCGTGAGGTTGTTTGTGACCCGTACCGCTGGCAAAGGTCTATGGAGGTACTAGCCGATAAGGGTATCCCTATCGTGGAGTATCCGACCACTAGCGCGCGACGTATGGTGTCTGCTTGCGCGAAATTCTATGACGCGGTAACTGAACAACGGCTAGAAACTGATGGTGATCCGTTGGTGACACGTCACTTTATGAACGCGGTAACTAAGTCCGATAATTTGGGTGTACGTATTGTGAAAGAGAACCGTGCTTCTTCTCGCCGTATTGACGCTGCGGTAGCGGCCGTGGCGGCTTATGATAGGGCTAGCGGTAGACTTGAAACACAGGTTATTCCTGAATTCTTTTTCTAGGCAGGTTTATTCGTGGGACTATTTGACTTCCTGAAGCGTGAGGAACGCGCTATCTCTTTCCAAACCTTGTGGGGTTCGGGCGCAGAACTGGAGCTAGGTACTCAGTCTGGCACGCTAATCAACAAACAAACAGCGTTTGAGATTGTTGCCTTCTTCTCGGCCGTATCGCTGATCAGCGACACCATCAGTACCCTGCCTGTAGACGCGTTTATCCGTATTGACGGCAACCGTAAACCGTACCGCCCTAAGCCAGCTTGGATTGACCAGCCTGACGTAGATATTTTCACGCGTTCCGGCCACTATCAGCAGGTGCTAGTTTCGCTGCTGGTTTCAGGTAATGCTTATGTGCGTGTTTATCGTGACCGCGCTGGCGATGTTGTAAACCTAGTTTGTTTGAACCCTGACAAGGTTGAAGTAAAGCGGTCTGGTTTGGGCCGAAAGATGTTTGTGGTTTCGGGCGAGGAAAAGCCGCTGACCGCTGAAGAAGTAATGCACTTGACTGACCTGCTTGAGCCGGGTGCGTTGACTGGCGTTAGCCGTGTTGAGAAGCTGCGTGACGCGCTCGGTGTTGCGTCTGCGTTGCAGTCGTATGCTGCACGCTTCTTTGGTCAGGGTGCGACTACTGCCGGCATTATTGAGTATCCTGGCAACCTCACCCCTGATCAGGCTAAGAACCTGCGTGAAGGTTTTGATTCAGCGCACCGTGGTTTCCGTAAAGCGCACCGTACTGGCATCCTTTCGGGTGGCGCAACCTATAAGCCGACCAGCGTACCTAACGACTCGGCTCAATTCTTGGAGTCGCGCCGGTTTGCGGTGGAAGAGATTGCGCGTGTGTTCAACATTCCGCTTTCGATGATGGGTATTCCTGGTACGCAGTCGTATGCCAGCGTGGAACAAAACGCTATCCAGTTTGTGACTCACACGCTGCGCCCGTACATTGAGAAACTGGAAGCCGCCTATAGCCGTCTGCTGCCTAACACGGCGTTTATCAAATTCAACATTGACGGCCTGTTGCGCGGTGACTTTAACAGCCGCGTTACCGCTTACGCGTCTGCGTTGCAGACTGGTTGGATGAGCGTGAACGATATTCGCCGTATCGAAGACCTGACCCCTGTTGACGGTGGCGATCAGTACCGTGTACCGCTAGCAAACGTTAACCTATCGGCCGCTAACTTGACTGAGGATGAAACTAAGGTTGGTATGGCTGCCCGTCTGATTCAGATTGGTTTTGACCCGGCTGCGACTATGACCGCGCTCGGTTTGCCACCTATTCAGCATGATGGCGGTATCCCTGTGAGCTTGCAGGTTGATACTGGTGCTTAGTCAAACCGTTTATTCGGTTGGTACGGCTACACAGACGGTTGTAGCCCCTACGCATGACTTCGCTGAATATGTGTTGAAGAATATTCAACCGGCTAATTCTTCCGAGTATGCACGTGACGGCCATATTTATTTGTTGGCTGCTAAGTTTTCTGTGACTGCTGGGGCTGCAACGTCATTTAGCGTTATGACCGGCCCTTATGGGGCGCAACTAGATTTTTACGAAATTGTTTCTGACGTTTCTTCTATTTACGCGCAACTAATTGAGGGTGCTACGGTCGTTACTACGGGTAGCCCTATCGCCGCCTACAACTTGAACCGTAATGTAAGCGACTCGCACGCCGCCGTACTTAAGGCAACTACAAGCGTTACGGGTGGCACGGTTATTTCTGCCGAACTTGCTACCGCAACTAACCAGGCTGGTGGTGCGATCAGCAGCAATAAGGTACACACTTTAGAAGCCAACACCGAATACGTTATGAAGTTTGAGAATGTGGGCAATCAGACCACTAACGTTTTCTTCCAGCTTGGGTTTAGTGAACAATACAACGGTTTAAATAGTGTCTGGTTGGGTACGCCTGACGCTTCGTTTGTGTTGCGTGCCGGGGAAGAATTGAAGTTGACGTTGCCACCTAACGCGACGATTAACGCAACCGCAAAACACGACGGCTGCAAGTTGGCTGTTATTAGGCAGGAGTAGAGATGCCGTATTACATTACTGATAAGGCCGCTGACTGTTCGGGTTGGGCTGTTGTTGACGATGCTGGCGAAGCGTACGGTTGTCACACCACTAAGCAGGGTGCTATAGATCAGGCGGTGGCGATTAGCTTGAACGATGATGAACCGTTTGAGGGTGAGCGTGCTGCGGTTGATTCGCTAGCGGTTGGCGATTATGTTTCATGGAATGTACTTGACCCTGAAATTTTGGCTGAGGTTATTGCGGTTGATGGCCAGTACGCTATCTTGCGTTTATACGATTACGAAGATGGCGTGTTTGAGCCGACCGATAAGCTCATGGTTCTCAATATTTTCAAACTTGAAAAGGTGACGCGACCTGAAATGGTTGTGGAAGATGAAAAGTATGAGCCGTTGCCTGTAGTTGAGCCGGTCGTTGAACCTGTACTTGATCCTGTAGACGATTCACGTGCTATCAACCAGGAAGCCCCTGCGTATATGCGTGCTGCTGCACGTCGCGGTCTGGAGTATTACGAGCAGGGTCTAGGCGGTGATGGTTTGGTGGAGCAGACTATTCGCGAGGCGCGTGAGATGGCTGACGGTAAGGTTTCTGACGATAAGTGGGTGCGTATCGCTGCTTGGATTGCTAGACACCTAGACGATTTGGATTCGCCTGACGCTAACCCTGAGTCTGACGGCTACCCTTCTGCTGGTGTTGTTGCTCACCTGCTTTGGGGTTCTGGGCCGTCTAAACGTGCTGCCGAACGTACTTTAGCGTTTGCTGTAGGCGTGGTTGATAGAATTAGGGAAGAAGAAAGTAAGGCTATGACAACTACTACTGAAGCACGCGATAAGTGGCTTAGTGTCGCTTGGGCTATCAAGTCGCGCCTTGACGGTGGTGAAGCCCGTTCGGTTGGCGGTATTGAAACTCGCCGCAACCATATCACGCTAGAAGTGCGTGAGGGTTCTGACGGTATGACTTTTGAGGGTTATGCTGCCGTGTTTAATAGCCCTAGTGAGCCGTTGCCGTTTACTGAGGTTATTGCGCCGGGTGCGTTTAAGCGTTCGTTGCAGGGCCGTCACCGTATGATGCTGCTGTGGAATCATGACGCTAGCCAGCCACTTGCTAGCAACCGTAACGGATCGCTACGCATGACTGAAGACGCGTACGGCCTAAAGGTTGAAGCAACGTTGCCTAACACGCAGTTGGGCCGCGATATCGCTGAGATGGTTCGTACTGGTCTAATTGACGCTATGAGCTTTGGCTTCCAGGTGAAAAAGGATTCGTGGAGCGCAGACGGTTCGACCCGCACCCTTCACGAGGTGGCTATTCACGAAACTAGCCTTGTTTCGTTCCCTGCTTATGAGGGTACTGCCGGTAGCGTTTCGGTACGTTCGATTGACGCAGACGTGCTAGCCGACGGTCTACTGCGTTTGGAGTCGGGCGAGGAACTTTCAGCAGATCAGGCAGCAACCATTAAGGAAGTTGTTGACAAGCTGGCCGCTACCGAGGAAGTACAGGCGGTTGACGGTGACGTGCTAGCGTTGAAGAAGAAGAAACTAGACCTACTTTTGAAGGGTATGTAATGGCTACTAAAGATGAGATTGCTACCGCGATTGCGGTTGTGACCGAGGTTGCTGGTGCGCCTGAGTCGGGTGCTATTGCTGACCTGATCAAGTTGCTTAAGGATTCGGCTGACGCGCCCAAAGAAGTGCGTGTGATTGAGCCGAAAGAAAAACGCTAATTCCCTAAGCGTTAGCCCGGCAGGTTTTTCCCCCTTTCCCCTGCCGGGTTTTTCTTTACCCAAAATCGTGTGTCACCACGCCTAGTAAAATTAGGGTATGGTTCGGCGTGTTCGCGGCCTGTATCTGTTCAGCGTGTTCGCGGCAGGATAACTATTCAAAATCTATTTAAGGAAACTACTTTGTCTGAATTTGTAAAGATTCAGTCGGAGGCACGTGCAAACCTTATTGCTCAGATGCGTGACGTTATTGACACCGCTGAAGCAGAGAAGCGCGGCCTTACCGCTGAAGACACCCAGAAGATCGAGCGTATCGAAGCTGACATTGAGCAGCGCGACAACGCTATCGCTACCGCCCAGAAGGTTGCCGAGCGTGAGGCTCGTGCTGCTGAGGCTGCTGGTTCGTTCGTACCTGCTGCTGAGATGAAGACCGGGGACGCTGACCTGCTCCGCGCTATCGCTCGTGGCGAGGTTCGTGGTCACGAGTTTGCTCGTGAGTCGCGTGCTGCCCTTGTTCCTTCGTCGAACACCGTTGGCCAGTCGTTCTACGACCAGGTTTTCGGTGTAGCACGTCTGATTGGCCCTATGCTGAACACCTCAGAGATCATTTCGACCGCTTCGGGCGAAACCCTCGTTCTGCCTACCACCACCGCCTATTCGACTGCTGCCGCTGTTTCGGCTGGTTCGGCTATCTCGGAAAGCAACCCGACCTTCAGCAGCCTTTCGCTGGGCGCTTTCAAGATCGGTGCGCTGGTTTCAATCTCGAACGAGCTTATTGCTGACGCTGGCTTCGATATCTCGGCCTACATCGCTCAGCAGCTTGGTGAGTCGCTTGGCTACCAGGCTAACTCGCTGCTGACTGTTGGTACTGGTACTGTCCAGCCAAACGGTATCGCTAACTCGGCTGGTTCGGTTGTAACTGGTGGAACTGGCGTTTCGGGTGCGTTCACTTACGAGAACCTGATTGACCTTGTTTACGGTATCGCTGACGGCGCACGTGTTCTTCCTGGTCTGGGCTTCCAGATGAGCAAGACCGGTATTGCTACCGCTCGTAAGCTCAAGGATGGTGCAGGTAACTACATCTGGACTAACTCGGCCGTTGACGGTCAGCCTGGTTCGCTTCTTGGCTACAACGTTTACGAGAACCCTGCTGTTGCTGCTGTTGCTACTGGCGCAAAGTCGGTTCTGTTCGGCCACCTGCCATCGTACAAGGTTCGCCTTGCTGGGGGCCTTCAGGTTGCACAGTCGGCAGATTACGCTTTCGACACCGACGTAACCACCTTCCGCGGTACTCTCCGCCTCGACGGTGGTCTAACCCACGCAACCCACGTGGGCTTCTTTAAGGGAGCTGCTAGCTAATAACTAGCTCTCGCTTAGAAAACTAAGCTGAGAGGGTCGGTAGATGCGTAGGTCTATCGGCCCTCTCTTTTTTTACGCCATTCAGTAATGAGCAGATCGCGTTTTTGACTGTTACACGATTTGCAAGCTGGCACTAAGTTACCAATAGAATCTGCGCCACCTCGTGCGATTGGCACTACATGATCTACGGTTATGCGTTCGTGATTTCCGCAATAAAAACAGGGCTTAGAAAGTAAGTCGCGCAATTCTTTTTTCGTAATTAGAAAGATGCCGTTTGCCCTTAGTCTGGCTCGTCTTCTGCGTGAATCTGCCGCAATTTTCAAATGATTACGCTTCCGCGAAATGGCCATATATTTTTTGTGCAATTCGGGATTTTGTTGAATTCGTTTTGTGGCATAGTCAATACGACTTTCGCGGTTTTTTAGGTATTGTTCACGCTGTTCAATCTTTATTGCTTCCCTGTTTTTTGCACGGTATTCAGCACGTTGGAAACGGCGGCACTCAAGGCATTGACTATCTAAGCCCATTGACTTAGTGCGATTTTTGCCAAACTGATCTGTTGGCTTGGTTTGCTTGCACCGGCTACAAGCTTTATACTCGGTCATATCGAACCTTCCTGTTCGGTCATGCCCCTGGATGTTTCCGCATCGCAGGGGTTTCTTCTATTCTATTCCCGACACGCCAGAAAAAAAGTTTTGTAAAAGTGTTGACGTGATCCGCGAAAGTGTGCAATACTAAATACACGGCAAGGGAAAAGCCGGGAAAGAAAAGGGAAAAAATGTTCTTCAAGACCGAAACTGTTTTCAAGGTTCTAGCAACTCAGGCAGCTGCTGAAAAGTATGTGGCACGCTGGTTCGCTAACGGTGGCGTTCGTATCGAAGCCATCAACGGAAAGTTTTTTGTAGTCGCATAAGACTTCCCCACTCCCCCTATCTCTGGGGAAGACAGAACCCCGGCACAAACCCCCTGTGTCGGGGTTTTCTGCTATCGTGAAACCATGAAACCTACGCTAAACGGTATTTTCACGGTCTGGTCTAATTCACCTGGTACGCCTACCGGCTACGGTGAGCAAGCGAAACTTCTTGTGGATCGTCTAGCGCGTGACGCTAAAGGTGTTGCCGCTATCTCTAACTATGGGCTTGAAGGCAACGTTGGGGAATACAAAACCCCGTATGGTGTTTTGCCGCATTATCCGCGTGGCCTTGACCCTTATTCGCAGGATGTTGGCCCTATGCATCATGCCCACTTCGTTAGCCAACACAAGAAAACCCCTAACGCCATGATTGGCCTTTATGATTCGTGGGTTATCAAGGGTTCAGCTTGGGATAAGTTGAATTTGGGTTGGTGGACTCCACTAGATCATATTTCGTTGCCGCCGTTGGTGGAAAAGTTTTTGCGCCGTAAGAATGTGACCCCTATTGCTATGGCGAAGCATGGCGTTGAGCAAATGAACGCTAAGGGTATTGAGTGTGAGTATGTGCCTCACGGCATTGACACGAAGATTTTTAAGCCGACTATGGATATTCAGGGCATGAATATTCGCGACTATATGGGTACGAAAGATAATTTCGTGGTTGGTATGGTTGCCGCGAATAAGGCTTCGGGGTTGTTGCACCGTAAGGCGTTTAGCGAAAATATTTTGGCGTTTAGTATTTTTTGGAAGAAGCACCCGGAAGCGCGCCTGTATTTGCACACCGATCCTTTGGGGTCGGCGCAGGGCTGGAATTTGTTGACGTTGATTGAGTCGCTGGGTATCCCTAAAGATGTGGTTTTGTTTCCGCCGTTTGTTGACTACAAGTATGGGATTGCTCAGCAGGATTTGGCTGCGTTCTATTCTGGTATTGACGTGCTGTTAGCGGCCGGTTATGGCGAGGGTTTTGGTGTGCCTACGGTTGAAGCTCAGGCGTGTGGTACGCGTGTTATTGGTTCTTCGTGGGCGGCCACTAAGGATTTGGTTGCTGATGATGGTTGGCTGGTTGAGGGGCAACCTACGTGGGATGCTGGGCAGAACGCTTGGTGGTCTACGCCGCTTGTGCCGTCTATTGTGTCGGCGTTAGAGGAGGCGTTTGCTGTGGGTATTTCGCGTTCTAAGGTGGCGCAGGATTTTGCGGCTGGCTTTGATGCTGACCTGGTGTGGGAACGTGACTGGCTGCCTGTGTTGGGCCGTCTGCTTGAGAAGTCCAAGTGATTCCCGTATTAGGGTTCGCTACCCTCACAAAGTTTGATTTGGCTGACCGCCTGTTAGCGTCTATAGATTATCCGGTGCAACACCTGGTTATCGTGAATAACAGCGGTAAGAGAAGCTGGACTCCGACTAAACCTGATCTGGTTGAAAACCTTTGGCATATTGAAGTACCGTATGGCCTCGGTTTGGTGGGCGCATGGAATCTAATTATCAAGTCAACGCCGTACGCACCATATTGGGTTTTGGTGAATGACGATGCGTGGTTTGAGCCGGGTGCGTTAGCGACGATTGCGGCCGAGGTGGATACTGACGCACTCAACTTCCTAAAGTGTTCGCCTGAATGGTCTGCGCCGGTATTTGGGCAGGGCATGGTTGAAAAGGTGGGGTTGTATGACGAACGTTTTTATCCTCTCTACTTTGACGATAACGATCTTGAGCGACGTGTTGAACGGGCTGACGTGCCTATTAAACGGTTGTCTGCGGTTGTTCACCACAACAATTCTTCAACGTTGGCTAGTGGCTTCCAGGAGGCTAATAACCGTACGTATGTGGCGAACATGAACCTACATAATCAGAAGATAAACACGAATGACTTTTCGCAGGGTGAATGGTCGTTGAAGATCAGGAGGGCTAACCGTTGGGACTAGTTGTGTATACCGGTGGAACGTTTGACCTGTACCACGAGGGCCACGCTGCGTTTCTTGAACGATGCGCCCAATTCGGGCGGGTTTTTGTTTCGTTGAATACTGACGAATTTATTTCCGCCTATAAGGGGCGGCCGCCGGTCATGACGTATCGTGAACGCGAGGCCGTGTTGCGGTCGTGTCGTTGGGTTGCTGATGTTGTACCTAACCGGGGTGGCGCAGATTCGACGATTTCGATTGAGGATGTAGCTCCTGATTTGATTGTGGTTGGTTCGGATTGGGCGCGACGTGACTATTACGCGCAGATGGGCTTTGACCAGGATTGGCTAGACGCGCGTGGTATCGGTTTAATGTATTTGCCGTATACGCAGGGGATCAGTACGACCGACATTAAAACGCGTATGCGCTTCGGGGTAAACTAATAGCATGGCTATTTCAAATGGGTACGCGACGCTTGCCGAGGTAAAGGCTGCGCTTCGTATTGGCGATACTGTTGACGATGCGCTATTAGAGATGGCGATTGAATCGGCTAGCCGTTTGATTGACGGCTACACTAACCGTTCGTTCTACAACGCAGGTACGGCAACCCGTTATTTCGTGGCACAGTCTGACCTGTATTCGCCGCTAGACGATGCGGTCAGCATTAGCTCGGTTGAAACTTCTAGCAACCTTGACGGCACTTATGACGTGACGTGGGCTACGACCGATTACCAGACTGAGCCGCTGAATGGGATTGTTGACGGGCTTTCGTGGCCTATCAACGCGTTGCGTGCTATTGAAAACTATGTGTTCCCGGTTGCTTACGGTCAGGCTGGGGTAAAGGTTACTGGCGTTTGGGGTTGGTCGGCTGTACCTATCACCGTGAAACAGGCTTGTATCATTCAGGCTAGCCGTATCTTTAAACGCCTTGACTCGCCGCTAGGTGTTTTGTCTGCCCCTGATCTTGGCTTTATTCGTGTCGGGTCACGCCTTGACCCGGATGTGGCGCAACTGGTTGACCCATATAAAAAGGTGTTGATGGCGTAGTGGCTAGCATTACGGCTATTCGTACTGGTATTGCCACTAACCTGGCTACCATTAGCGGTCTGCGTACTGCGTCTACGATTCCTGACAACGTTAATCCGCCGTACGCTATCGTGATCCCTAACGGCGTTGACTACCATAAGGCGTTTGCTAACGGGCTGAATACTTATACGTTTACGGTGACTGTTGTTGTCGGGCGTGTATCTGAGCGTACTGCTCAAAACCTTCTTGATTCGTATTGTTCCCCTACTGGGTCTGCCAGTATCAAGGGTGCGATAGAATCAGATAGAACACTTTCAGGCACAGCGTTTGATTGTGTTGTTACCGGCATGAGAAACTACGGCTCTACGGTGATTGGCGAAAATACCTATTTGGCTGCCGAATTTGATTTGGTTGTCCAAGCTAACTAATAAGGAAAACAAATGGCAAAGTATGTTGCTACTGATCACAAGATCACTATTAACGGAACTGACTTTTCTTCTTCGCTTCAGTCGGTAGACCTTACCGTTTCGGCTGACGAGGTTGAAACTACCGCGTTCGGTGGCGCATGGCGTACCCGTACTGCTGGTCTGAAGTCGGCTTCGGTCACTCTTAACTTCTTCCAGGACTTCGGTGCAAGCTCGGTTGACGCAACTCTTTCGGGCCTGTTTGGTTCGAACGCTACTGTTGTTGTCACTCCAACCAGCACCGCAGTTTCGGCTACCAATCCCTCATGGTCCGGAGTCTTTTTGGTTTCTTCCTACCAGCCATTTGCGGCAGCAGTCGGCGATATCGCGACCCTTAGCGTCACTTGGCCTTCGGCTGGCACTATCAGCCGCGCAACCGCCTAAACAAAATAACAAGAAAGTAAACAAATGAAGATCAGCCTACGCATTGACTTCGCCGACGGAAGCACGAAAGACGTGGTGTGTTCAGCACCAGATTTCGTAGCGTTTGAAGACCGATTCAATCTGAGCATCACTCGTCTTGATAAAGAGATGAAGTTTACGCACCTGCTGTTTTTGGGTTGGACTGCTTCGCGCCGTCAGAAGTTGACCACGCTTGATTTTGAGCCGTGGGTTGAAACTGTTGACTCGGCCGGGGCTGTTGATTTCCCAAAATAGAGGGTCTGGGCGATTCAAGCCAGCATTGGTATATCGCCTGGTTAGCTTGTGAAACTGGTATTGCTCCTAGTGTGCTGTTGGCTGAGTCTGACCGTATGTTGTGGACTATGGGCCGGTATCTGATTTCCAAGAACCAGCCAAATAGGTAAGTGAAAACCCCCGGTCGTTTGACTCGGGGGTTTTCCTTTTGCCGTGTTAGGCGGTGATTGTGTTGAAGCCGTTGAGCTTGAAGTTGCCGTGTGCGATGATCTGGAACATGGCAAGGTCAATAGCCTTTTGCACTTCGGCTTCGGTGCGGCTGGTGTGTGCCAAATAGTATTCTGCCCAGTCGCTGTTTTGAATCATGTTGTATGCGATACCAACTACTAGACTCTGCCAGGTTGGGTTTGCGTGTGGGATTTTGCCGTTTTCGATTGCATAGCAGACGGCTTCCATAGCGTATACGTCGGTGAGTGTGTCTGCTAGGTCGTAGTGGACTGATCCGATTTCTGCCCAGATGCGCTTTTCGGGGTTGCTGGTGAAGTTGCTGTTTACGTATTCGGCAACAATTTCCTGATAGGTAATGTCTAGGTCTGACATTGAGGTGATGGTTGACATGGTTTCCCTTTTCTGCCGTTTTCCCTTCGGCTGTTTCAGTATGGCATAAACACGGTTGGCTAGTCAATTCTTTTTTGGCGTGTTGCGTGGTTGGTAGACTTGTAGGCATGGCCGGTTTGAATCTGATTATCCCTAAGTTTGTGGGATCGTTGGGCCGTGCCGGTGTCGGTGTTGGTGATTATTCGGTGGGGGATATTCGTAAGCTTCAGCGTGCGTTGAAGGCGATTGACCCTAAGTTGCGTACTCAGTTGTTGCGTGAGGCGAAAGCCCCTGCGAAGCCTGTTCAGGCGGCGGTTAAGTCTGCTATTCCTGCGGTTGCTCCGTTGTCGGGTATGACTCAGGGGCGTTTGAATTGGGCTGGTTCGGTTGACGCTAAGGGCCGTAGTCATAACCCTAAAGATGTGAAGATTCAGTTTCGTACGTCTATGAGCGGTAAGAGCCTTACGACTAGCCTGGTGCGTGTTCGTGTGGCTAGCCCGGCGGTTGTGGTTGCTGATATGGCTGGTAAGTCTGGGCGGTTTATTGACGCTGGCTATAAGGGGTCTGGTCGTACTCGCCCGTATCCGTATAAGGGTGGGCAGCGTACTCACCGTGTGAACGGTCAGGGCAAGGCGATGATTAAGGCGTTAGGTCGTACGCCGTCGCGTTATGTTTGGCCAGCGGCCGAACGTTCGATTCCTGCGGCGCGTGACGCGGTTGACAAGGTTATTACTAAGTTTGCACAGATCATTAACCAGAAGGGCTTCTGATGGCTTCTAGCATTATTCTTCCTATTAAAACGGTCTTTGATGATAAGGGCCTAAAGAACGCACAGCAGCAGTTTGGCCAGTTTGGCGGCTCAATGAAGAAGCTGGTTGGTGGCGTTGCTGCCGCGGTTTCTATTGGTGCTATTGTTTCGACTTTGACTAATGCGGCCAAGGCTGCGTCTGAGGATGCTAAGAGCCAGGCGCTTCTTGCTACCCAGTTGCGTAATACTGCTGGGGCTAGTGACGAAGTTATTTCTTCGGTGGAATCGCAGGTACAAGCCTTATCCAACATGGCCGGGGTCGTGGATGATGAGATCCGCCCGGCGTTTGCCCAGTTGGTTCGTGCTACTGGCGATGTTGGTACTGCGTCTGACCTGACGGCTACCGCCCTAGATATTGCGGCGGCTAAGGGCATTAGTGTTAGTGCTGCTGCTACGGCTCTAGGTAAGGCCGCACAGGGTTCGACTGGTGCGCTGGCAAAGCTTGGTATTAACGTCAAGGGGCTGGCTGATCCGTTGGCTAGTGTTCAGGAGCAGTTTAAGGGTGCTGCTGCGGCGGCCGCTAACGCTAACCCGTTCCAGCGTCTAACGATTATTTTGGATAACCTGAAGGAAACTTTGGGCGCGGCTGTGTTGCCGCTTGTATCTTCGTTGGCTGACGCAATCATTTCGGCACAGCCAGCTATTGAATCGTTTTTTGGTGCGCTCAAGCCGGTGTTTGATGCTATCAAGCCGTTGATTGAGAAGCTTACGCCGCTGTTTACGCGCATTATGGGTACGGTTGGCCGTCTGCTTTCGTCGCTGCTACCGCCGATTATGAAGGTGCTTGACGCGGTTTTGGTGGCGTTGACTCCGTTTGTTGACCTGATCTTGAACCTGGTTGACACTATTTTGCCGCCGTTGACTGAAATTCTGAATAAGTATCTTGTGCCAGCGTTTGACGCTTTGGCTAAGGCGATGGCTAACCCGAATAGTTATATTTCGCAGTTGTCTACTGCTCTCGGTGACACCCTGTATTTGGCGTTGCAGTTGGTTGTTGAGTATCTGGGTTATCTGAAAACTGCTTTTGATGCGATTATGACGGCGTTGCAGCCGGTCATTCAGGGTTTTAATGATTGGGCTAAGTCTATGGGCATTGACCCTAGCAAGCTGATCGCGGCCCTGAATCCGTTGATGGTTGCGCTTACGTCGCTTCAGGTGATGTTGGCTACCGCTATTTGGTCGTTCAAGTTGCTTGATGCGGCTATGCACCTTGACTTTGCTACGTTTGGTAAGTTGATGGCTGCCGGGCCGTTGGCTGTTTTGACTGAACTGAAAAATAAAGCTAAGGGTGCGGTTGACGAAACGCAACGTTTGTTGAATCGTCAGGCTAATAAGGCGGTTCAACCGCTTACGCCTGGTGGCGGTACGCCTACTCCGCCTACGACTCAGGCTAAGGCGGCTGCTGATGCTGCTAAGAAGTATGCTGACGCGTACGCGAAGATTCTTGAAACTGAGAAGGCTATTCGTGAGGCGGCTACTGCTGCCGCTATGGAGTCGCGTTCGGCTACGTTGGCTATGCGTGACGCGTTCGTTAAGTTGCTTGATGGTGTGAAGCCGTTGCAGCGTGCTGGTGCTGAAATTGGCGAGTTTGAGCAGCAGGTTGTTGATTCGTTTGAGGCTATTGAAGAGCAGATCACTTCTTCGCTGGCTGACGGTACTTTGTTGGCTGATGCGGCCGCTAATCTGCGTGCGTATGCTGCGACTGAAAAGATGGCGTTGGCTTCGATTGCCCGGCAACGTGACGCGCTCACTAAGAAGCTTGATATTGCTAAGGCTATTAGTGCTGACGTGTTGGCGTTCGGCAACATTAACGGGTTGCTTGAGAAGCAAACTAATACGGTTACGGAAACGTTTACTCGTATGGTTGACGGCATCCAGGTCGCGACTACACGCAGTTTCGAGCAGGTCACTTCTGGCGGTCTAGTAGACAACTTCAAAAAGGTTATTGACAAAACTAAGGCGTTTGCTAAAAACCTGATTGAGTTGAAACGTCTCGGGCTAAACGGGCAACTGTTTAAGCAGATTGTTGAGGCTGGTGTTGATGCTGGTGGCGATACTGCTCAGGCTATCGCTGAGGGCGGTTCGGCTACTGTTGGTGAACTGAATGACCTGTTTGGGCAGTTGAATGATTTGGGCGGTCAGGTTGCTGCCGCGTCAACTGATGTTATGTATCAGGCTGGCGAAGATGTAATGAACAGCTTTATTCAGTCGTTGCTTGATCAGGATTCGGCTTTGCGTGCTACGGCGGTGACGTTGGCGGAGTCGTTTGCTAACGCGTTCCGTAATTCGTTGGTGAGCCTTGCGCCGTTGATGGCGTTGCCTACGAAAACTAGCGAGATTTCGTTGAGTGACGCGTTGACTGGTTATGTGTCTGACGAGTTGGGGCGTTCGTTTACTGGCCCGTACAACTATTACGGGCAGCAGATGGTTGGCGGTTTGGGTGCTAACTACAACATTACGATTAACGCTGGTGCGGTTGCTGAAAAGGCTTCGCTTCCTGGTTTGATTGTTGATGCTCTTGCTACTTACACACGTCAGTCTGGTTCGGGTGCTTTGAATAGGGTTCTAAATATCGCATGATTACTGAGTTAGTTGAGATTGGTTTTGACCTTACCGCGAATAATAGCGGCCCGTTTCTGACGCTTGATGATCCTGTGGCTGGCCGGTTGGATGATGCTGACTGGACTTTGGGCGGCGAGATTTTTTATGATGTGACTGACCGGGTGCGTTCGTGGTCTAGTAATCGTGGTAAGTCGCGTGCTTTGGATGCGTTTAACGCCGGTAATGCGTCTATTGTGTTAGACAATAACACGCGTGATTTTGACCCTACGTATGCGGCTAGCCCGTTTTATGGGCAGATTATTCCTAAACGCCAGATTCGTATTTCGTCTAATGGTGTTGTGCAGTTTTATGGGTTGATTGACGATTGGAATTTGGATTATGCGCCTCAAGGGGATTCTACTGCTGGTGTTGTATGTAGTGATGGCTTTGCCCAGCTTGCTAACCAGACGTTAACGGGGGCTACGGCTACTAGTCAGCTTTCGGGTGCGCGTGTTAACGCAATTTTGGATAGTGCTGACGTGAATTGGCCTAGCGATAAGCGTGCGGTTGATTCGGGTGAGGTGTTGTTGGGGGCGGATGTTATTCCTGATAACGGTAATGCGCTCACTTATTTGCAGTTGGTGGAAGCGTCGGAGGGTGGCCGCCTGTTCATTAGCAAGGCTGGCAACCTTGTGTTTAAGGATCAGAACGGCGTTCAGCCTGATGGTTCTAGTATTGTGACGTTTGCTGATGATGGTAGCGGCGTGAAATATACGGGTATGCAGGTCGTTTATGGGTCTGAGCTGCTGTATAACCAGGCTGTTGTTTCGCGTGTTGGTGGGTCTACTACGACCGCTAATGATACGGATAGTCAACAGGCGTACGGTATCTACACAATCACGAAGACCGATCTGCTGATGGCTAACGATGCTGACGTGGATGCGTTGGCTGTGTCGCTGGTGAAACAGTACAGCGAACCTGAGTTTCGTTTTGAGGCGTTGACGGTTGACCTGAACCAGATTACTGAGGTTCAGCAGACGGCGGTTTTGGGGCTTGAAATTGGTGACGTTGCGCTGATCAAGTTTACGCCGAACAACATTAGCCCGGCTATTGAAAAGTATGTTGAGGTTTTGGGTGTTGCTCAATCGTCTGACCCTAACCGGCGCACGGTGACTTTGAACTTTGGAACACTTGACTATATTTCGTTTATTTTGGATGACGTGGCCTTTGGTAAACTTGACTCAGCCACTCTTGGCTAAATAAGGAGCTTTTGTTATGGCTGGTTTGGGTCGTAAGGTTTGGACTGCCGGTGATGTGTTGTCGGCGGCTAACTTGAATGGTTATGTGGCTGATCAGGTTGTCCAGGTTTATGCTGGTACGGCGGCGCGTGGCACGGTTTTGAATGGATCTGCTACTGAGGGTATGGTTACTTACCTGAGTGACTATAACTTGCTGGATGTCTATACCGGCAGCACGACCACTATGGGTTTGAATTATCGTACGGTTACTAGCATGACTGCTACCGCGTATACGGCTACTGTTGCTGACGCTAATAGCCTAATTTTTGCTAGTAATGCTTCGGCGCAGACGATTACTATTCCTGACGTGTTTGCTATCGGTCAGGGTTTTGAGGTTATTCGTGAGGGTGCTGGCACGGTTATTTTGGCGGCTGGTACGGGTTCGACTTCGTGGGCTGGTGCTGGTACTGCTGGTACTGCGGTGACGTTTAAGGTTGATCAGCAGTATAACGGCGCGCAGGTTATTAAGACTGCTGCTAATTCGTATCGTGTGATTGGTAAGGTCACGGCTTAGTATGCCTTTTAGTTTGGGCTTTTGGGCGGCCGCTGGTGGCGGTGCTGCCGGCGGTGACGCGATGGAGTTGATTAGTACTACAATTCTTGGCACGTCATCGGCATCGGTAACTTTGTCGGGGATACCTGCTACCTACAAACACTTGCAAGTACGTTTTACCGTTAGAGATGATTATTCTGGTGGCACGCAGGCCCCGTTCCGCATGGTCGTAAATGCTGATACGGGAGCTAATTATTCTCGCCATTGGTTACGTGGTGATGGATCTTCTGTGCAGTCAAATTCTGGCAGCTCAGAAAATTCGGCTTGGCTAAATTACACTTTGTCAGCCGGGTCGGGAACTAATTATTTTACTGGTGGCGTGCTTGATATTTTGGATTATGCGAGTACTAGCAAGAACAAAACCACTCGTGTTTTGATTGGTTCTTATGGTTATGCTGGTGGCCACACCCAAATTAGTTTGTCTTCGTCTGGCTGGTTTAGCACTTCGGCTATTACTAGCTTGCAGTTTTATAGCACTTTGGGCAACTTAGTGGCTGGCACTCGCTTTTCACTTTACGGAATTAAGGGGGCGTAATGGCTACTGCAATAACCGCCCTAGCAAATATCACTCTTAGCACTACTGCTAATAGCATCACTTTCAGCAGTATCAGTAGCGCATACCGTGACCTGTATTTTGTGTTTACACAGCCAGCGCAGGGCAACCACGTGCGGCCGTTGATCCGGTTGAATGCCGATAGCAGCTCGGCTAACTATTCCGAAATACGTGCCGTTGGTAATGGTTCGACCGCTTCAGCGGCAAGCCTATCTAATGCCGGGTTTGATCCGGTTGGCTTTTTTAGCAGTTACTTGGACGCGTTCCAAATCGTCGGTCATGTTATGGATTATTCGGCTACTGATAAGCACAAGTCTGCTTTGTTTAGGGCTGACGGTTATTCTCAGGCTACGATTATGGAGGCTGGCCGTTGGGCTAATACGTCTGCGGTTAATACGTTGACGTTTCAGGTTGCTGGTGCTAATCCGTTTGTTGCTGGTGTTTCGGTTGCTTTGTATGGGGTGGCTTCGTAATGGCTATGACTTTGATTAGCACTACTACCGTTGGTGCAGGTGGCTCTAGCTCAGTAAGTTTTTCTGCCATCCCTGGCACGTACACAGACCTGCTTTTAGTCGTGTCTGGCCGTGCAACCGCCGCTGGAAATCCGTCGCAACAGCGTATCAGATTCAACGGCGATACAGCAGCAAACTACACAACCCGAACCCTACAAGGTACTGGATCAAGTGCAAACTCGGTAACTTATACCACTACTTATTATGGTGGCCCAAATATCGTAGATTCGTCTTTTACCGCTAACACTTTTGGCAACGCTTCTATATATATATCCAACTATGCCTCGGCAATTGCTAAAACTTTGTCAGTTGATTCGGTGCAAGAAAATAACTCCACAACTTCTTATAGTGAGATTAGTGCTGGTCGATGGAACAATACGGCAGCTATTACTTCTATTGAAATCTATAACTACACTTTTGCCCAATATTCGACGCTATCCCTGTATGGAATCCTGAAGGGTAGCGGCGGAGCAACCGTAAGCTAACAAGAAAGAAGAAAATGACTATCCTAACGAAGATAATTGTTGACTGCACCGATGGTACGGAGCAGGTCGTTCCCCTGACTGCTGACGAAATTGCACAACTTGAGGCGGATCGTGTTGCTGCCGAGGCGGCCCGTGCCGAACAGGAAGCCGCAGACCAAGCTAAAGCGGCCGCTAAAGCATCTGCTGAAGCAAAGCTAGCCGGGCTAGGTCTAACCGTTGAAGAAGTCGCTGCGCTTCTAAAGTAAACTAGTATTGCCGCTACGCACGGCGTGATTTAGAAAGAGTATCCCCGTGCCTGATAACGCTGACAAACTACTACTTCAGATTGTTGCTGACCTTGCCGAAATTAAAGCAACGGTTAAAAACTATGCTGACCTTGAGTTGCGTGTTCGTGATCTTGAAAAAGCCCGGTGGTCTAGTGCGTGGCTGACTGGTATTTTGTCGGCTGCTGTTTCGTCTGGTGTTGTTGCTTTGATTATGAAAGTGTTGGTGGCATAAAGTGGCTGAATATTTTGACCCGACTTCTGGTGAGCGTCGTGATGAATTGGGTAAAACCACTATCGGCAACACCGGGCAGAAGCGTAAGAATCCACACCGCGGTAACGATTACGGCGGTAAAACGATTACGGCGGTCACTACAGGTCGTGTAACTAAAGTTTGGTGGAGTGATGAACTAGGTAACTGCCTAGAACATAAAACCGCTGACGGTTTGTGGATTACTTACTCCCACATGAAAAACCCTTCTAGCCGCAAGGTTGGTGAGCTAGTTGTTGGTGGTCAGACCGCTATCGGGTTGGTTGGCAATACTGGAAAATATAGTTTCGGCGATCACCTACACATTGTGTTTAGCAAGGTAGCTAATGGCCCGATGGCTGCGTTTAGCAAACTGGTAGACGCGTTTACTCACATTGACGCTAACCGCCCTAAGCCTATCCCTCAAACCGGCGCGAACAGCGAGGGCGCACGTGGTTAAGATACGTAAGATTGCGCGTGTTATCGGTGAAATCGCGTGGCGTTCTTTTGGGTTGGGTCTTGTGGCTTTCCCTGGTGGTGCTGTGGCAGGTACTCTTATTCCTGGCGGTGACGCTATTAGCGGTGGCTGGATTGCGTTTGTCTCTACTTTTGTCATTGTCTGCACGGTGCTTGGTATCGCTATTGCTACTACGGGCAAAGTTACTGAAACAGACATTAACACCGCGTTCTCGCAAGCGGTTCAAAAGGCGATGGAAAAGGATAAGAAAAACTAGCGGATAGGCCGCCGGTTTTTCAATAGCTCTTTTCTTTCTTCTGGGGTTGTGCCAGCCCAAATCCCGTATTCTTCTCGCGCTTCTAACGCGTAGTCTAGGCACGCTGCCGCGAACGGGCATTGTTCGCACACGCTTTTCGCTAGCATTTGTGTAATTTTTTGGGCGTATTCAAAGCCTTCCGCAAAAAATAATTCTGGGCGTGCTTCGCAGGGTGGTTTGTTTCCTGTTTCGCGAATTTGGTGCGATAGTGTCCGGTATTTCATGGCGGCACGATCTGTAACAAACATGGTTCTCCTTTATTTAACGACTGATGCCGTCTAGACTTGTATAGCAGAAACCCCCGCGTTGCGTCAACAACCGGGGGCATGACCGAACAGGAAGGTTCGATATGAGAAAGTATAGACTCCAACACGCCAACATTCAGGATTTGTTGCGGTTCACAAAACGCGATGCAAATGGCTGTTTCATATGGCAGAAAAACTTAGACAAAGATGGCTACCCCTATTTGTGGATTGACAGCCATTCAACACGCGCACATAGTTACGTATGCGCTCTCATAAATGGGCCACGGCCTGAAAAAGCTGTCACCTTACATTCTTGCGATAATCCTTCTTGCATTAACCCCGATCACCTTAGTTGGGGGTCGCAACGCCAAAACATTCTGGATAAATTCGCTCGTGGTCGCGCCAATCTGCCAACTGGCTCTAATCATGCCTCCGCAAAATTGACTGAACGGATTGTGTCACATATGCGTACGGCGCATTACGGTCAAGGTCAATCCATAAATAGCCTGGCGAAACAGTATTGCGTCAGTTACGGTACAGCGTATGAGGCAGTTAAAGGTACTACGTGGAAAAATGTAGGTGGTCTACCGTAAATTGCAGTTATGGATTATTGGGAAAAAACCGAAACCGAAACTGCTGCTCTACTAGGCGTATTTGAGTCTGGCTCACCCGAATGGCACGAGGCCCGTAGTGGTCACAAAGTCACCGGATCAACTATTGGTGCGATATTGAATTGCAATCCGTGGGAAAGTGCCGTTACGCGCTTCTATAAGGCTGCAGGGCGTGTGTCTGACCATGTTGAACCGAATGTGTCTATGCGTATCGGGTCGCTGATTGAACAGCCGCTATTGGATTTGTTCCAGGAGCAGCATCCTGAACTTACCGTGTATAAAACAGGCACTTGGGTTAGCAAAGCGAACCCGGCGTTTCTGGCTAATCCTGATGCGATCTTTGTTGACGGTGATGGTGTGCCGGGCATTATTGAGGTGAAGTTTGCGCGGTCGTATTGGTCTGACGGTGTACCGCTTCACTATCAACTTCAGTTGAACTGGTATTTGGGGTTGTTGGGGTTCACTAAGGGCCGGTTTGTGGCTTTGGCTGGTTCGACGTGGACTGACTTGCCGTACGAGTTTGACCAGTTTTTGTTTGATACGCAGGTGGCTGCTGCCGAGGACTTTTTGGAGCGGTTGGCTGAGGATCGTGCGCCTGACTGGGATGGGGCAGCGAACACGTTAGAAACCGTACGCAAGTTGAATCCTGATATTGACGGTAGTGAGGTTGAGCTTGGCCCGTTGGCGGCCGAATACCTTGATTTGTGCCGTCAACAGTCTGAGATTGAATACGACTTGAACACGACTAAGTCGGAAATGCTTGCGTGGATGGGGTCGGCTAAGTATGGTTTGTATTCGGGGCAGCGTATTGTTGCCCGTCAAAGTAGGTCGGGCGGTACGCCTTACCTGGTGAATGTAAAGGAAAAGTAATGGCTGATAAAGCACCGAACATTTATGAAGTGGTGACGCGTCATAATCAGGCAATTGTTGATTTGGTTGAGGCGGTCAAGGCGTTGACGGGGATTCTTGAGGAACTGGTTGACGATGTGGCGAAGTTGAAGGGTGAAAAGTAATGGCTAACTTTAATTTGGCAGATTACGAAACCGTAGAGGAACGTATTAAGCGTTTTTATACTGACCATCCTGACGGCCGTATCATTACCAAAAACATGACCACGCTACAGGATCGGCAAGCTGCGACTTGGGTTGTCAAAGCCACAATTTATTTCGATGAGGGTTCGTTGGCGGCACGTCTACCAAAGGCTACAGGTTTAGCGTTTGAGGTTGATAGTGCGCGCGGCCCACAGGCAACGTCGGCTTTAGAGGTATGTGAGACGTCTGCGATTGGGCGTGCTTTGGCTAACGCCGGATATTCGGGCAATAAGCGCGCGTCACGTGAGGAAATGGAAAAAGTACAGCGTGGTATCACCCCTGTAAAGGCACGTGATTGGCAGCGTGAACTAACCGACCTGCTGTTTAATAAAGACGCTGACGGTATCCGTAAACTGTATGTGGCAGCCGTATCAGGCAAAGCTGATCCTGCCATGATTGAAAAGATTAAAGATGCCGGAATTAAAATCACCAACTGAACGCGTTTTGTGGGCGGCCATCCAGGAGCAGTCTGAACTTATTTTGGAGTTGTGTGCTTGGGATGAAGATAAGTGGATGGTCAGCCGGGCTATTGACTGGCGTGACGGTTTGATTAGGAAACTTAATGGATGTGCTGACACCGGCGCAAGTGGTCGCTGAACAGAATAGGTTGATGGCGGAAGCCCAGAAGGGTATTCAGGCTTTGTATAAAGCTGAAATTGCGGTGGCCGAGGCTGATTTGGCTTATGAACGTGAACTGGCTTTGTCGTTTGTGAATAGTGATGGGTCTGTGGCTGATCGTCAGGCGGTTGCTAAGTTGCAAGCTGGTGAAAAGAAGTTGGCTTTGGATTTTGCTAAGGCTGAGTTGAATCGTGTGAAGGCTAAACTGCGTGCTAATGATTCGGCGCAGGTTGCTGTTTCGGTTATTGCCCGTCAGGTTGAAAATGAGTTTCGTCGTGGATAAGAAAAGTTTGAAGAAGTTGTTTGCGCGTGATGCTGGTTGCTGGCATTGTGGGGTCAATGATGAAACGCTTGTGCCCCACCATCGTTTGAATCGGGGTATGGGCGGTAGCCCTAGTCGTGACACGTTGGCGAATGTGATTTTGATTTGTAGCCGCTATAACGGGCAGGTTGAGGATTCTAGTTTTTGGGCGGATCGTGCTAGGTTGCATGGCCACAAGCTGCGTATGGGTGCTGACCCGGCTAGCGTGCCGGTGTTCAACGTGCCTGAACAAACCTGGTATGTTATTGACGATGCTGGCGGTAAGAAGCCGGTGACACACTTAGAGTAAAATAGACGTAGGCCGCAGGTCACACAAACCCACGGCCTACTAAACCAATAACCGAACTATTGGCAAGACCAGTTTACTGGATACTGCCGAAGATAGGCAGTAAAAATGAGCATTGTTCGCAAACATCGACCAGCAGCCGATAACTACACCGTTATTTCTAACGCCTGGGTACGCGACGAAAACCTAAGTTACCAAGCCATTGGGCTTCTGACGCAACTTATGAGCCACCGCGAGGGCTGGCAAGTTTCCATTCGATCACTAGCTGGCAAACATCGTGCCGGCCGTGACGCTATCCGCTCCATCGTGGCCGAACTAGAAGCAGCCGGTTATCTGGTACGCGCACAGCCACGAGATGCCGCTACACAGCGTTTCAGCGAAGCCCTATGGGAAACACGTGAACCCGAATCTCAGCCAGTTGTTGAGCCGTCTACGGGTGAGCCGCGTACGGCTGAGCCGACCACGGCTAGCCCAACCACAAAGAAGAACAATCTAAAAGAAGAACAATTAGAAAAAGACCAGTGTAAGAACTCTAGTGCGATTTCACAGCCAGATTTGTTCGATGAATTTTGGGCAGCGTATCCTCGCAAGGAGGATAAGAAGCCGGCACAGCGCGTATTTGAACGGTTGCCGTATGAAGATCAGGTGGCTGCCGTCGCTGGGGCTAAACGTTATGCGGCTGACCCTAATTTGCCTACGTCGAAATTTCAGAAGCTTGCTAAAACGTGGTTAAACGCCGAATCGTGGAATAATCCGCCGTTACCTGAACGACCTAAGTCTGCTGATGAAAAGTTGGCTGATCGTGAACGCGAGAACGCTGAACGTCGCGCACGCTACGCACTAGAAGAAGGGCTAACAAATGAATAAAGCTGAGATTTCGCTGCTGCTGGAATACGCGCAAAACTTTGATAACCGGAAGATTACTGACGGTATGGTTATCGCCTGGCAGGAAGTTTTAGGCGGTGTACCGTTTGAGATTGCCCGTGAATCGGTTGTGAAAGCGTTTCAGGCTGACGATGTGAAGTGGCTAGAACCGAAACACGTGTTCAGGTATGCGCGCCCGGCTATGGATCGTGCCAAAGCCCTCGCACAGTCAGAAGCCGAAGCTGAAGAATCACGCCGCAACAAGGAAGCATCAACACCACCGCCACTATGCAACCACGGTAAACGCCTCGTAGACTGTGGGCCATGCTGTAAATGGTTCGCTAAGAACCACGAAACACACCCCGTCACCGATATTCGTATGTGCCAAAAATGTTTAGATGTGATGCGAAACAAAAAAATTCCTGTCACTAACCGCCCATAGGCTAGATGATGTGCAAAAGATTATTTGTGAACGATGCGGCTACGTGTGGTATCAGCAGCGCGCACGTGAAATCTATTGCCAGTCGTGCCGGGCTAAACCAGCTAAAACGATCCGTGACGGATTTATTACCCCGTGTTTGCCGTGGCATGGCCCATTTGATGAACTTGACCGGCCTATCAACGGTAACGCTTTGCTTTATCCTGGTGTTCGTATGTGCCGTAATAGTGATTGTGTAGAACCGACCCATATTGTCGGTGCAGAAAGGTAGAGTACGTGTATGGCTATTAACGTTGAATTTACGGGTTATGTTCAGGAAACAAAGGTTTTCTCGTGGGGTGTTATCGCTAAGGTGACACACAACCAGGTTAAGAAGGGTGCTGACGGCAACTGGGAAACGGTCGGCTATGACCGATTTGATGTGATTTTGCCGGATGGTGTGACTGTTCAGGCTAAGGATCGTGTAACGGTTGTTGGTCGTTTGAAGTCGAAGGAGTTTGACCGCAAGGATGGCAGCAAGGGCATGAGCCTTGAAGTTAAGGGCCTGAAGGTTGAACTAGCTTCTAACACACGTAACGAAACTCAGGCGTACAACATGGAACGCGCCGCAGATGTTGAACTGCCATTCTGATCTAACTTTTTTTGTTGGCGGCACGCCTATCCCACAAGGGTCTAAAAGGGCTTTTGTTCGGGGTGGGCGTGTTTCGCTTGTGGAGGCTAACCCTAAACTGCCTGTGTGGCGTGCGGCCGTGAAGTTGGCGTGTCAACAGGCGATGTTGGATGTTCAAGCGTCACCTGGTCAAGATGTGCCGTTTGTGGTTGAGCTTGATTTTGTGTTGCCGCGCCCTAAAACGGTGAAGCGTGCTGTGCCGTCGGTGAAACCTGACGTAGACAAACTGATTCGCGCCGTATTGGATTCTGTGACTCACGCCGGGTTTTGGACTGGTGATGAACTGGTGGTGGAGGTTACGGCTAAGAAACGGTATGCGCCTACCGAATACGATGTGGGTGCGTGGATCAGGTTGCGACACGCCGAAAACAAATAGTTGCGTTGACTTGACCTTATGTGTCACTATAGACACATACCAGCAAACGACTGGTCAAAGGGAAAGGGAATGAAGATGCGTGACTTCTTCAAAGTTGTAGCATTTTTCGCAGTCCTATTCGGTGTCATGTGTCTGCCTGATCTGGCAGTCAAGTATCTACCTGAATGGGTTTTGTTTGTAATGATGGCTGGCACGTTTACCGGGCTTATCGCTGCTTTGGTTTGGGTGGTGAAGCAGATTGCTCAGGACTAAACGGCAGGAAACTGAACGCCTGGTGGCGGCTGCTCGTGAACGCAAATCGGAATACATGAAGGTTATTGCTTCGGGTAAGACGGCCACGATTATTTCGGCGGCTCACGCCTACCACGATGCGTTTGACGATTTGAAAGCGCACACGCGTTGGTCGTTGTCTAAGTTGTTTGATGTTGTGAACGAAGGGGCTGATTTCTAATGGGTTGGTTTAAGGCTAGGGCGCGTAAGAGCGATCCGGTTACGTCGGTTGAAGCTGCCGCGTCGGTGAAGAACATAACTGCTACGCAGGAGCGTGTGCTTTTTATTTTGTCTACGTTTGGCCCGGCGAATGATGAAGCGATTTTGGCTGAGTGGAACATGATGGGGCTGCCTGTTATTTCTGCTTCGGGGTTGCGTTCGCGTCGTAAAGAGCTGGTTTATGTTGGGCTGGTTGAGGATTCTGGGGCGCGTGTCAAGATGGCTTCTGGCCGTAATTCAATTGTTTGGCAAGTCAAGAAAGGCAAGTAAATGAGTAATACACCTATTTGGGATGAAACCAGCACAAACCTGCTACTGCTACAAAAGTCTGCTTATGAGCGTGGCCGTATCGAAACCCGGTTGGCTATCGTCGACAAGCTAAAGGCTGCCACTAAGAAGCCGCCTGTTTATATTGTCAAACTGATCAAGGAACTAGAGTCAAATGCCTAGCCAGGATGTTGAGAAGTGGGCGGAACAAACCGAAAAGCTGGTCGTTGACGCTTTCCACCGCGGTATCGCGCTCGGCCGTCAAATGGCTGAACTGCGCCCAAAGGTTGTTATTGACGAACTGAAGGCACAACTGCCGGCAGAAAACCACGTGTTCCTAGACACGATACTGAAAAGGTTACAGGCATGACACCGGGCGAGGGTACACGCAACTTTTACCGTCAGCAAGGCTATCTACAGGCCGTGACCGTAACCACGTCACTTATTGAGTCGCGTCAATGCTTCGATTTCAAAACTAAAGGTAACTGTGATCACGGTGGCTGTTGGGCGTTGTATGAGTTGGCAAAAACTCTTGTCAAGGGAACTAACTAGGCTAAGGTTATGGGATTTTTTGACGGCCTTACTATGCCACAACCTGCTAAACGTGACTGCTACCTGCTAACGAAAGCTAACCAGCTCGGTCTATCTGACGCAGACAAGAAACAATTGTTTGCGTTGGCTGACGATCTTGCGTGGTCGGCTTCTGCTTTGTGTGACGCTTTGAACCAGCGTGGTTTTGTTATTTCACGTGGTGTTATTGACCGTCACCGTAAGCACGCTTGCCCGTGTTTCGATAAGGCGGCCTAATGTTTGACAATATGTTGCCTCCTGCCCCGAAGGTTGAACCGCCGAAGGGTTGGCGGCCAGCCGTTGAGTTGGATGGTGACGAGGGTTGGGCGGTCACGCCTGGTATTCCGGCAGACGATAAACCTGATTTTGACGCGTTTCTGCTTGATGCTGGGTTTGACCCGTCTGAGGTTGAGATTGTGGGTACGCCACGTACTTCGCGTTGGCAACGTTATGACGGGTCGTGGCTCACCTCGTATCGTTTCAACTTCCGCAAGCTCGGTACGGTCGTTGACCTGCCAGCGTTGCTGCAAGAAGTAAAGAAAACAAAGAAACCTACCCCTAAGCCGGTCGTATCTGATAAGGCTTTGGTTGTGTTGGTTGCTGACTTGCAGATTGGTAAGGGCGATCATCGTGGCGGCACTAAGGAACTGGTTGAGCGTGTGTATGCGGCGTTTGACCGTGTAGAGGCACAGGTGAAGTCTGGCCGCTATGAGCAGGTAATTGTTGCTGATATGGGTGATGTTGTTGAGTCGTTTACTAATAAGGCGGATCAGCAGCAGACTTTCACTAACGACCTTTCGATTATGCAGCAGGTTGATTTGGCTACTAGCTTGCTGTGGGATTTGTTGAAGCGTGTTACGCGCCTGTGTGACAACGTGACTTATGCGACGATTGCCAGTAATCATTGCCAGTTTCGGTTGCAGAAACAAACGGTGGGCCGACCTGGTGTAGACGATTGGGGCGTGGTTATAGCCCAACAGTTGGCCCGTCTAACACGTGAAGTTGGTTTGCCGGTTCGTGTGCTTGTACCTGAACCGCATGACGAGTCGCTAGCGTTTGACGTATTCGGTGACGGCTTCCATGTTCTCGGCTTGTGGCATGGACACCAAAGCGGCCGACCTGATCAAGTGCCTGAATGGTGGCGTAAACAGGCTTTCGGGCAGCAACCTGTAGCCGGGGCAACTATCGGGCTTACAGGCCACTTTCATCACTTGCGTGTACAGGAACTAGGGCAAGCCCCGAATGGTGGTTCGCGCTGGTGGATTCAAGCCCCGACCCTAGACAACGGTTCTAATTGGTGGCGGTTGAACGCTGGCGAGGATTCAACACCTGGTTTAGCGGTATTTGAATTGGAGCGCGGAAAACACTACGCTGGAACAGTATTCAAGCTGTAGCCAGCAAGAAAGGGAAAAATTGAAGGCTATAACCTGCGATCGTTGTGGTATCCAATTTGAAGTTAGCGACGATGCCTATACGCAACGCTTAACGCGTGGCGTTACTAATCCTGACTGGTGTTCGGATTGTCGCGGCTATAACCCGTCTACTGGTTGCCGTGGCTGGTCTGGTGATGTTGACGATAACTTTATGCCGTTGAAGAATGGCAAACCGTATCTGCCGGGTTTGCGTACTTGTGGTCGTGTTGATTGTGTTGTGAAAGCCCATATTGTTGGGCAGATACCTGACCGGCTACCTGTTGACGTGCGTGGCTGTTGCGTGGAGGGTTGCGAACGGCCTCATAATGCGCGCGGTAAGTGCATGATGCATTACCGGCAGGATCACCGTACAGGCTTTCTTCAGCGTCGCGATGCGGCGATTAGTGAGGCTTTACAGTTTTTTACGGATACGCCTACTAAGAATTATTGTGCTGTGCCGTTGTGTGGGCAAAAGTTTCACGCTAAGGGGTTGTGTTTTCAACATTACCGCGCTGCCGTGTCTGCTATTGAAAGGGTGGCTTAATGCCTGATTGTACGATGTGCCTGGATTGTTTCGGGCATGATAACGACACCGAATATACGGCTGGGTTTCGTGCTGGGGCAGCTTCTGAGCGTGAACGCATACTCAAACTGTTAGAACCTTATGTAGGTTGCCGAGATGAACTCTGCTACCCGTATTGCTCGTGCCGACGCTCAGAATTTGCCATCGCTCTTATCAAGGAAGAGAACAAGTGACCGCGCTTGACTTCTACTACGAGAAACGTGACTGCCCTGAATGTGTCGGCTATCAAAAAAACTGTGACCACTTTTGGGCTGGTCATGTTGTCGGCCGAGAGGTTGGCAGGTTACGCGAACAGGAACGCATTATCAAACTGTTAGAAGTCAACGATCACTACAGCGTAGATTGGCTAATCGAACTTATTAAGGGCGCTAATGAGTAAGCGACTCACCGCCTCGCCAGCAACCATAAACGAACTGTTAGCGGTATCCCGCATGGTTGACCGCCGTAACCCACCCGAATACTGCGGCCTACCCAAATGCGCCCGTACCCGTGTCGGCCGTAACCTATGCCGCGCACACTATCTACAGTTATGGCGGTGGGCTAAAGAAACCGGTACAGACCTAAACCGCGACTATACGTTTACTGATCTACGCGGCATGGAACGACCAGCTAGAGGTAACGCGTTGCGGTCTGCCGAATTGAATTGTGTTGTGTGTGGGTTGCGCGTGTATGCGCGAGGTTTCTGCCAACACCACTACAACGCCTGGTACAAAACCGTGCTACGCGGCAAGAAAGAAAAAGAAAACTAATGCCAACCTATGACTTTCGCTGTAATACCTGTGACGCTACTGCTACGGTCGCTACACGCCTAACAGAAACCCTTACTAGCCCGGTGTGTGTGAAGTGTGCGTTAGAGATGGTTCGTGTCTACGGTGTGGGTGCTGTGACGTTTAAAGGAACTGGTTGGGGTAAAGACCGATGAGTTATGCAAGATGGGGTAATGATTCAAGCGTGTACGTCTTTGAGTCCTGTAGCGGTGGGCTTGAATGTTGTGGCTGTTTCTTAAGCGGAGTATCCGGCCCTAGCCCAAGGTTCGCTACGTCGGGTGAAATGATTGCTCACCTAAACGAACACCGAGCTGCCGGTGATCTAGTCCCCGAATACTGTATTGAACAAATCCTTGAAGATCACCCAGACCAAACCGCAACAATTCAAGGTGAACCAAAGTGAGGTTATGCGTCTGCCCTATCTGTGGCACAACAGGCAAAGCCACCTACCCGTACACCACTTTTACCAGCCAACACCTACACCCGATACGCCGCTACCTTAAAGGGATACGGTATGCCCGACACTATCAAGCATGGCTAACCGACTACTGGAAAACCGTAGACCGATAGCCCTCGCCAAACAGCTACACAGTCAGCAGGGACTTCACTAACCGGAACGCAACCAAACCAGGTCACTAACCAAACGGCTACAGCCAGCCTACAAGACGAAAGAAAACAATGAAGTTTCGCCGACCCTGCCTAGACTGCGGACAACTAGGCGAACCAGGCGAATCACGCTGCCCTACACACCAGCAACGTATAGACGGCCTCAACGCATTACGACGAGAACAAATAAAGAAACAGTCAGGGCAATACTCAGGCAGCTATCAACGTCTAGCCCGAATAATCCGTGCCACCGCACAAACCTGCCATTTATGTGGCGAAGGGCCACGCTACGGCGATCCATGGGAAGCCGACCACCTCAACCCCGGCACACCAGTCACCTCACTATCAGACCTCGCACCAGCACACCGATCCTGCAACGGTGCTAGAGGCAACAAACCCCTATAGACCCCCCTCCCCTAGATACGGGGGGTGGGTGATTCACACAGCAGCACAACGAAGAACACCCCGACCGCACTTTCTCGCACCTATCCGCGGTTGAAACCGTTTGAAGTCGGGCGGTTTTGTTAGGCTGGTTGTATGGGTAATCCACCGAAGCCAGCTGAGCTAAAGATTTTGCAGGGCAATCCTGGTAAGCGTG